TACTTTCTGGATAGTTTACGTTTGTTATAATATCTGTTGTTCCACCCAATGTTGTAGATACTGGTAACATTCCTGTATTAGAGGTAGACAGTGAACTACTATTTGTCAGTGATGCGGTAGAAGACATTAGAACAGCAGAAGTTCCTGACATACCATAACTACCTCCTAAAGACAAAGACCGAGGAAACAAAGTGTCTTCATCAATAGCTTTAGAAAGTATAGTCTGGGTCATTACAGCTGTTACTGGGTAACTACTGTTACTCCAAGTATAAGGTGTACTAGACCAAGTATTTGAGTCTGCTGACCAAGTACTTTGCATTATCCTTCAACACCAGAGTATATGCTACGTACTCTCATAGCCGAACCAGAATGTCTATCTCTTGAATCTGCTTTTTGAATTTTCTCTACTGCTGAACCATAGGCACTTAACCATAGTGCTATTCTTTCATCATTATTAATAAAAGGTTCTGCCTCTAGTAGAGAACCATACAGTAATACATCTGGTGCATTCTTAGTTAGCCAGTTACTTGTTACTGTACCGCCCGTACCATCACCTAGAGTAGTAAACTTCTCATAGAAAGCCATCTCTAATTCATAGACTGCATCTGGTATTGGGGCTAGTTGAATCTCGTCACCTATAAGACTATAGGCTCTTGGTTTGCCTGTAGAAGTACCACCATATAATCTGTCTAACATCTCCGGTGTAATATACTCTAAGGCTGTAATAGGGTCGGTGTTTAATTGAATGTTACGCATCTGAACATAACCACCGGGTAAGTTATAATACCTTTGGTCAACTTTAGTATCCATCTTACTGCGTACTTCCATAGGTCTTATGCGTAAGTCTCTATTAACCCTAGACTCTGCTAGAGCAATAAAATCCGGTATATATTCTGTGAGGTCACTACGGTCTAGCCAGTTGGCTATTGAAGCCTTTAAACCTGAATATGTATCTAATGCCATTATAATTTACCTTTTGTAGTTCGCCAAGCAGCGTTGTCTGGATTATTTAACCACTCTCTCATACGTTCTTGGTTTCCCCACACACCTTCTCTCATCATCTTCTCTACAACAATGAGAGGTATTCGGGCTACTCTATGAGAAAACTGCGAGTCTCCATTATAGTTCTTTCTACCTAAAGTGAACTTATCTTCTTTATTAATGTCGTATATGTCCTTGAGTTTTCTGTCTTCTTGGGTAGAAGCTACAGTTAAAGAACCGTCTAAATTCTGAATTATCTTAGTATCTATACTCATATAGTAAACCACCCCAGTTTCCCGGGGTGGTATTTGGTAGGTTTAACCAGTTGTGTATCTGATTTTACCGTTGGCAGCTTCGTTACCGCAACGTAGACCATACTCTACAAGAAGCATTTTCTTGTCAGAGTCACCAGTTGTAGACAAGTCTACAGTCTGGAAGTCACGTAGATAATCCACAGACCACATATCGTGGTCAAGGAAGTAAATAATGCCTTGGTCAGCAAAGCGGTCTAAAGTAATGTTGAATGTACCAAAGTCACTTACATATACGTCAACCGCATTGTAAAGTGTTTTGTTCTCATCAACAACACTACGTGTTGCTTCTGCACGACCTGACATAGCAGTAATCAACTTCTTGTTAGTAGCACCTAACAGGATAGTTGAAGGTTCACCACCAGCATTCCAAGTAGACTCAGCAACTGCTGTTACGTCTGCTTCGACAACTGCTGCAGGAGAACCTGAAGTTCCTGCATCAGTTACGTTAGTAGTGATGAAGTTAGCAGCACCACGAGTTTCACGTGCAGTACCTGAAGAACCAGCTTCAGCAGCGTTATCTGCAAGTAGTGAAGTCTCCATATCACGCTTAAGCTCTTTAGATGCTTTAGCCAACTGGTGAGCCATCTCAGACTTCTTACCAGCATTGTTCACTTTCTCTTGTGTACCAGTAACCTCAACAACCTTCTTAGAGATTTGTGTGTGGTTAGTGACACGAGAAGTGGCTGTAGTTGCAGCAGTACCAGCAGCCGCGCCTTCAGCGTGGTAGTTAGTACCAGATGCAGTAGCTAGTGCATCAGTCTGCCACTCAAACTGAGTGTTAGACACACTGCCTTTCTTGGCAATACCAGACAGAAACGGAGTATCTGTCGGGCTAATATCGTAGATTACATCCGACAGGTCCTCGCGGATTGCCAGAGCATCATACGTTTCAAAGTTAGTAGGCATTTCGCCCTCCTATTTATAGCATATCATAAAAGATGGAAGCGGCATCCTCTTGTTTGCCTGACTTCCTCAACCTTGTACGCTTTTTACGGACTGCCTCATCAGCTGCTTCACTCTTCGGTTTGCCTCTTCCGGACTTCTGGACTTTAGGAACTTTCTTAACTGCTTTCTTCTTAGGAGCTACCTTCTTTGTTAGTCTGTCATATTCCATAGCTTTCTTTAATACTAGAACACTACGGTGGTCAACTAACTGGTCAACCTCCTGTGGTAAGAAACCAGCTTCTCCAGCATACTTGCGTATGTCTTCTTTAATGGTAGAGTCTTTACTTGTCCATTCAGGCAGGGCTTCCGCTAACCTAGCGTATTCCTGTTGAACTAGCTGTGTTCTCATTGAGTTATGTGCTTGTTCTTGTTCCTGTTGTATATAGTATTGTTGCTCTTCTGCATTAGCAATACGTTCCTGTGCATCCCTGAATTCATCCTTCTTAAGCATATAAGCGTAGGGGTCTTCTTCTTTCAAATTATTCCAATCTACACTATCGAATTCTTGAAGCTTGGCTTTCTGCTGCTCTTGCAACATCTGTAGCCCGTTTGCATACATTTGCCTCTCTTGCTCTAGTTGCATACGCTCGGACTGAATAGTTTCAATCTCCTTACGTTGCTCTGCTAGTGCCTGAGACTTACGAGTATAGTCTGCTTGCCTCTGGTATCCATTTCTTAATTCATCGATGTCAACTTCTAGTTCCTCTCCGTCTACCTTTACGGTATATTTCAAGTCCTCTTCGTCTACGATTTCATAATCATCTTCAACCGTTTCCTCAGCTTCGGCTTCTAGTTCTCCCTCCTCTTCGGTGGGTTCTTCTACCGCTACTTCTTCAGCATCCTCTGCCTCGGCTTGCACCTCAGCATCCTCAACTACTTCCTCGTCAACAGTAGTATTGGTTTCCTCGTCAGTGGGTTGCTCGTCTGAGTTCCACATACTTAGGATTTTATTTGCAGCTTCATCTGCACTGCCTATCATACCTCTTTCAGGTATCGTATTAACTTCTTGGTTATTTGTTGCCAAGTCCATCAGTCACTCCTTCCGCTTATTTAAAATTAATGCTCTGCTTGAGCAAACTTACCTGTCGTTAGAACAGACTCCATATATTGTTGTACCAACTCTAACGACTTAATAGCCATATAATAACTATCCCTATCCTCTCCCTCGCTGTATTCTGTATTCAGCAGTAGGTCGATTAATCCAGTCCGTACCTTTTCAAAAGCCTCTTGGTAGAGTTCATTATCCAGTACGTCTTTAGCCGCGTTACCACGTCTAAGGTCTTCTCCCTTGTGTTTTGCCATAACTTACTAAGAATTACCAATCTTAACTGGTCTTTCTTGCTCCCTTTCTAATATCAATTCTTGTTGTTTAAGTGCTAAGTCTGCCTTCTTAATCTCCAACTCCTGAGCTTTAATCTGCATATCCACATTAGCTTCTTGTCTTTGTAACTCAAGCTTCTGCTGTGAGAGCTGTGCTTCAAGCTCCATCTCTTGTTGTTTAAGAGCAGACTCTTGCTGAATCTTCTGTACCTTAATCTTAAGTTCCTCAGCCTTGAGTTGAGCCTCTAGTTGTTTAGCTTGCTCTTCTGGGCTAGGTCCTTGTTGCTGAGGTAGTGGCTGGTCTCCCGGGTCAGTAATGAAATCATTTACGTTCTTAAGACCCATTGCCTTAATTTGTTCAGCCACTAGATTATAAATATTCTTAGGCTTGAGCATAATATTTGAAGCCGGATGCTGTGCAATCATTTGTAGAGTTTGACCTAACTG